GATACCTTTCGCAAGGTGTGTGACGTTATCGAGGGCAACGAATCACTACTAACGCAAGTTAAGCAAATCCGCGTGGCTAATGGTCAGGAATCGATTGAGCTTTTATCGGGAGCAAGATACGAGATAGTCGCGGCAACAAGAGATGGAAGCCGTGGTAAGACCGCGGATTTGCTTTTCGTAGATGAGTTGCGTGAAATTAGCGATGAGGCTTGGACTGCGGCAAAGCCAATTACACGTGCCAAGCCCAATAGTCAGATATTTCTCACAAGTAACGCTGGCGATGCCTTTAGTCACGTACTGAACGATTTACGTACACGCGCTTTGAGTTACCCACCGAAGACTTTAGGTTACTGGGAGTATTCAGCCGATGACTTTAGCAAGATAACCGATAAGGAAGCGTGGTATCAAGCAAATCCAGCTTTGGGGTATTTGGTAGATGAAGAAACTATCGCTGAAGCTATTGCGACCTCAAGCGTAGAGGCTAGCCGCACAGAAACCTTGTGCCAATGGGTAAGCGCGCTAAAATCGCCGTGGCCTTATCGAGCATTTGAAGATTTGACGGTTCAAGATCTCAAACTAGAGCCCGGAAGGCTTACAGTCTTTGCTATGGACATTTCAGTAACCAAAAAGCAGGCTAGCCTAGTTGCAGGGCAACTTATGGACGATGGCAAGGTAGGCGTAGGCGTTGTGGCGCAATTTGAGTCGCATGTGGCTATTGATGAGCTAAAGATGGCTGCCGAAATCGCTAACTGGGCTAAAGAATACAAACCGAGAACGATTTGCTTTGATAAATATACAACTATGAGCGTGGCAGAGCGTTTAGCGCAGACTGGGTACAAAATGCAGGACATGTCTGGGCAGGTGTTTTATCAAGCTTGTTCTGATCTGCTAGATGCCATAGTTAATAACCGTCTGACTCATAACGGTCAGCAATCGCTTGTAGATTCTATGAATAACTGCGCTGCTAAGGAAACTGACGCAGGCTGGCGCATTGTTCGGCGTAAATCGGCTGGCGATGTTTCGGCTGCTATCTGTTTAGCGATGGTGACACACCAATTACTGAAACCACAATCAAAACCTGCAATTATGTCCTAATTGTCCACTTTGTGTGGTATCCTTTAGGGGATGGGTCTATTCTCGCGTAAGCCAGTCACTATTGAAGCGCAAGCCGCGCCTCAATTAATGACTGATTCATTCAATTATTATCTGCCTACAGTTCTAACTGCTGTAGCTCGCGATGAGGCTATGTCTGTGCCTTCAGTCGCTCGATGCCGCAATTTAATTGCTGGCACTATCGCAACATTTCCACTAGAGCTTTACAAAAAATCTACTGGCGAAAAACTAGGCAAGCCATTATGGCTAGAGCAACCGTCTATCAGTCAGCCACTCAGCACAACTATTGCGTGGACAGTAGACTCATTATTGTTTTTCGGCGTTGCATATTGGCGCGTAACTGAAGTCTATTTTGATGATGGCAGACCAGCACGATTTGAATGGGTAGCACCGGGTCGCGTTTCGTACACGACAGACGGAAACACCAATTTCATTACACAATACACAATCGATGGCACACCTGCTCCAATGTCAGGTTTAGGATCGCTTGTTACGTTTCAAGGTTTAGATGAAGGTGTGCTACAACGTGGCGCACGTACTTTGCGTTCTGCTATTGATTTAGAAACCGCTATGCGAGTTGCATCAGCTACTCCAATGCCTTCAGGTGTTCTAAAGAATACTGGCGCAGACTTATCGCAAGAAGAAGTGCAAGCAATTCTCGCTGCATGGAAATCAGCGCGTGAACGCCGCAGCACAGCTTATTTGACTAGCACTTTAGATTATCAGCCTACAGCGTTCTCACCTCGCGACATGATGTTTGTGGACGCGGTGCAATCAACCTCTACTCAGATTGCAAGAATGATGAATGTGCCTGCGTATTACATTTCGGCAGACATGAACAACAGCATGACTTATGCAAATGTTCAAGACGAACGCCGTCAGTTTGTTTCTCTTTCCCTCGCGCCATACGTTCACGCCATTCAGGATCGCTTGTCTATGGACGATATTACGGCACGAGGGAACATAGTTAAGTTCAATGTCGAGGATGCGTTCCTAGCTGTAAATGCGCTTGAGCGTCTAGCCGTCATTGAAAAAATGCTAACACTCGGTCTAATTTCCATTGAAGATGCTATGGAAATGGAAAACCTATCTCCGAACGGAAATAATGATGCACCTGACCTTCAGTAGTGATGTTGAATGCTCAATTAGTGAGCGCACAATTTCAGGCAAGATTGTTCCATTTGGCGGCGAAGTCGGACAGACCTCAGCCGGCAAAGTTATATTTGAAAAAGGCTCTATCCAGATTCCTGATAGCCCAAAGCCTAAATTGCTTCTAGAGCATGATGCTAAAAAGCCAATCGGTCGGATGGTTTCATACCGTGAAGATGAAGATGGCATTTATGCAACCTTCAAGATTTCTAACACAACTCGTGGAAACGATGCGCTTATCGAAGCATCAGAACAACTACGTAGCGGTTTGTCTGTAGGTGTTGAAGTTCTTGATGGTAAACGCGATAAAGATGTTTACCGTGTGTTGTCTAGCCGTATGGCTGAAACAAGTCTTGTTCAAGCTGCTGCATTTAAGAGTGCTGAAGTCTTGAGCGTTGCAGCTTCAGAAGAAGAAGCGGCAGAAGAAAACCCAACCCAAAACGAAAGCGAGGCAGTCGTGGAGAATACTCCAGACACCGCAACCGTTGAGCAAGTGGTAGAAACCCCTGCGGTAGAAGCTGCTCGCCCAACTGTAAGCGCACCAATCTATGCAAAGCCACGCATCCAAGTAACACCAGCTCTCTACGTCGAGAACACCGTTCGTGCGGCTCTCGGATCTGAAGAAGCTCGTCAATGGATTGCTGCTGCATCAGATACAGATACAACCACAGACGTACCCGGTCTTGTACCAACACGTCAGCTAACCGAAGTTATTAATCCTAAGTCCACAGGCGTTCGCCCAACAATCGATGCGATTTCAGGCGGCGTTCTTCCAGATGCAGGTATGAAGTTCCAGATCCCACGCGTGAAGACTGCGCCAACTGTTGCACAGGTAAACGAAGGTGGAGCATTCTCAGATACTCAGGTAGAAATCGAATACCTTGATGTAGATGTTAAGAAGTTTGCAGGAATGCAGAAGTTCTCTGTCGAGGTCTTGGATCGCACAAGCCCACAATTCTTTGCGGAATTGACAGCCCTTATGCAGGATTCTTACGCTAAGGCAACTAACGCTTATGCGTTCGACACAATCGCATCAGTCGCAACTGTTGATGCAACAACAATCACCTTGCCTTGGGATGGCGCAGAATTAAGCGGCTACGTTGCACGTGCAGCAGCCGACATTTATGCGAACACCTTTGATTTCGCAACAGGTTTGATTGCATCACCTACACAATGGTCAAATCTCATTGGCTTGGTAGATTCTTCAAATCGTCCAATCCTCAATGCAATCCAGCCACAAAACGCAGGCGGTTCAGTCGGCGTAGGCGCAATCCGTGGAAACGTTCTTGGACTCGATCTATTCGTAGATTACACACAGTCCGGCGATGGCGATGCAACTCTGATGGTTGTATCACGCGATGCGTTCACATGGTACGAATCACCACGCTTGCAGCTTCGCGCTGAGACTGTCGGATCAGGTAAGGTCGAAATCGGACTTTACGGATACGGCGCGCTCGCAACCAAGAAGCCAAAGGGTGCATTCCGTTTCAACAAGGCGTAGTTAGCCTAGTAGTAGAGTTACCCCGGCGCACAGCCCTTGCGCCGGGGCTAACATAAAGAGAGGATAGAGATGCCAGCAACATACGTCACCGAAGCCGAGCTACGCTCCGCGCTTGGGATTCAATCTCTATACACCTCAGCAGTTGTAGAAGAAGTCTGCCAAGCGGCAGAAAACATTGTTAAAAGCAAGTTGTGGTTTAACACGCAGTCCGTCTATGCCATTGAGGCAACAGGAACGACAGGACGCATTTACATTTATGAGAACGCCGATCAATTTGTAGTCGGTGACACTATTAACGTTGAAAACGTGCGTCAGCACTTTAACGGCTCAAGTGTCATTACAAAGAAAAATGGCGGTTGGCTAGAGTTTGTAGACAATCAAATTACAACACTTGAATATCACACAATCGCACCGTGGGGTCGCGTTTACGGCACACAGGCTATTGATTATGCAACCCTTCCCGAAGTCAATCAAGCAACGCTCATGATTGCAGTAGACATTTGGCAGGCTCGCCAAGCCTCTAACGCTGGCGGCATTTCACCAGACTTTCAACCTTCACCATATCGCATGGGTAATACCCTTATGGCACGTGTCAGAGGTTTACTTGCGGATCACTTAGCCCCGGGCGGTCAAGTAGGATAATGTCAGCAATCTCTACCCTACGTGGAACAATCGCGACTGCGCTAACTGATAATGCGGTGTGGCAGGTGTTTTCCTTCCCACCTGCCACTCCCCTTGCTAACTCTATTGTCGTGCAGCCCGGTGATCCATACATTGAGCCGTCTAATGATCATTACAAAACAGTTAAACCAAAAGTAAATTTTAAGTTGGTAGTATTAGCACCTATGTTTGATAATCAGGGCAACCTAATCAACATTGAGGATTACTACCTAAACATTGTAAATAAGCTAGAGGCATCCAGCATCGCTTATTCAATAGGCACATTTAGTGCACCGGCAGTCTTGACCGGAACAGCAGGAGATCTGCTATCTGGTGAAGTATCAATCAGCGTACTATCCGATTGGAGCTAAAAATGGCTGATAACGACAAAGAGCGCGAGGCTTTCTTGATCAAGATTGGTCAGACAGCTCCAAGCGCACCTAAACCAACCGCTAAGAAAGACGAGGAATAGTTAATGGCTATTTTCTTAAATAACAAGGTCGGACTAAAGATTGCAACTGTCGATCTTAGCGACCACGTAACAAGCATTACCCTTAATCAGGCTTATGATGAGCTTGAAGTAACCGCTATGGGTGATACAGCTCACAAGTTTGTAAAAGGCTTGGAGTCTGCAACACTTACAGTTTCTTTCCTAAATGACACCGCATCAGCTAACGTTCTACCTACATTACAGGCAGCGTTTGGAACAGTCGCGGCTGTAAAAATGGTACAGGATAAAGTAGCTTCAGTAGGGGCTGCTAACCCTCTATACACCTTTGACATTTTGGTTAATAACCTAACACCTATCAATGGTGCGACAGGTGACATGGCCACAATGGATATTACTTTCACAGTAAACTCAGCAGTAACAGTAGCCACAACCGGCTCGTTCTAATTAAATAAAGGGGCAAAAAATGGCAAGACTTAAAGTTACTAGGGCAGATGGCACAGAGAGTGTTCACGACATTACTCCGGCGATTGAGTACGCGTTCGAGATGCACGCTAAGAAAGGTTTTTATAAAGCCTTTCAAGAGGATCAAAAGCAATCGGACATTTATTGGCTTGCGTGGGAGTGCTTGCGTAGAGCAGGTGCACCTGAGGTTTATCCTTTCGGTGACAAGTTTCTAGATACCTTAAAGGCTGTTGAGGTTCTAGGTGACGAATACCCAAATGGCTAACGCGTGATGCTTGGACTTACCATATAGCTGAGCTATCGGTAAATCTGGGCATCGCGCCTAGCGAGTTCATAAATATGGATCGTGATTTGCTCAAGGCGATTTACGCGGTCTTACAAAAACAAGCGGAAGATAGGAAACATGCCAGTCGTAATCGAGGGGGTCGTAGGGCTTAGAAAAGCCTTGACTCAACTCGCGCCTGACATTAAGAAGGAATTAGATAAAGAAGTCCGCGAAGCATTAAAACCAATTATTGAAGATGCTCGTTCAAAAGTACCTGCAACAGCTCCCGGCGGTTTGTTTAACTATAACTATCCCGGCTATGAGCGCAAGTCACGCACAAGCCGCAAGCGCGGTTTTCCTTCGTATGATCCTAAAGCCATACGAAAAGGTCTGACCTATTCTGTAGCTACAAGTCGTATGAAGCAGTCGGGTTTTGTGTCTTTATTTACTTTGTTCAACAAGTCTGCTAGCGGTGCAATCATTGAGACCGCAGGCAGATTAAATCCCGGTGGAGACCCCGAAAGCCAATCAAACAACCGTGACGCAGGGCGTAGGTTTATCGGTGCTATGAATGGCGTGGGCGCGCTTAAAGATTACTCAGGACGTGGACGTAATTCCACAGGTCGTTTGCTTTATGCGGCCTATGCTCGTAACGAAGGCAAGGCTGTCAATGCCACGCTAATTGCCATTGAGAAGGCTAAACAGAATCTTTACCAGCGCGTTAGAGATAGTAGAAAGATGAGCGCATAATGGCATTAACTGAATCACAAATTAAAGTCATTATTGCCGCTGAGTTACAAAAGGGCGGTTTCGATAAAGCCGAAAGAGCGACCAAGAACCTTACAAGAAGTTTCAAAACACTAGGTGCAACTATTGGTGTGGCTTTGTCCGCACGTGCGTTTGTCAATTTTGCTAAACAAGGTGCTGTGGCTTTTGCGGCTGAGGAAAAAGCCGTCAAGCAGCTCACTAACTCCTTAGCCAATCTCGGCTTTGCCTTTAGCGTTCCTGCGGTTGAGCGTTACATTGACAATGTAGAAAAAGCCACAATGGTTAGCAAGGACGAATTACGCCCTGCTATGGTGCAGTTAATCAGCACAACCATGAGTGCTAAGAAGTCTATGGATTTATTAGGCACAGCTTTAGACATAGCGGCAGAAACAGGCGCAAGTGTCAGCCAAGTTACAACAGCCTTGAGTCGTGCATATAACGGCAACTACACATCACTAGCCAAACTATCTCGAGGCTATACATCCGCACAACTAGAGGCTGCTGGTTTCGACATGACTGTGCAGATGCTCAATGATCGTTTTACTGGTAGTGCTGCGGCTGCTACCGATAGTTATTCCTTCAAGATTGCTCAACTCCAAAAGGCCGTAGGGGATGCTCAAAAGGAAATCGGCAAAGGTCTTATCAAGGGCTTAGAGCAATTAGGCTCAGGCGATTACGATGAGGGATTACAGGATTTAGTAGATTTTGGCAACGCTATCGGCAAGTCTTTCGGTTATGCCGCAGGAGCAGTCAATACGCTGAAAGACGCTTACGACATTATTACGCTGCGCTTTGTAAGAGATAAGACGCTACAAGCATTAGGCAAGATACAAACGCCAGAGCAGCGCGGTGGAACGATTACACCTTCACAGCGTGAGTTAGCTATTGCGGAAGTACAAAAGCGTAAAGAGAAGGCATTGAGAGATGCTGAACGCCGTGATCGTGAGAAGTTACGCAAACTAAGTGAGAAAGAGCGCAAGGCACGTGAGGCAGCGTTAAAGAAAGAAGCACAACTCAAGCGCGCTGGCACAGTCTTTGACATGGAAGCAATCCAATTAGTAGCGGCTTTGCAGAATCGTGTGACAGAGGAAAACCGTCTACGCCTAACAGCTCTATTGGCTATTTATAGCGACAACGCTGAAGCAGCAGATAAACTAACTCAGGCTGTTCTATTGCTACAAAAGCCAGCCCTAGAAAATCTAGGCATTACGCTAAAGACAGGCGATAACGCTACGGACGTCATCAATAAAATCATTACAGCGCAGACCAAGCTGTTTCTACTTAACACAGGAATTGCAACCATTCCAAAAGCTAAGAATCCTTTTGAGGACTGGGATAGCATCCTAGATCGCTTGCTTGCCAAGATTGGCAAAATCAGTTCAGCGATTAGCGGCTTTGGCTCAGGTAATGGCGCAGGCGGTAACGCTGGCGGTGGCGGTTCTGCTGGCGGCGGTAACGGCGGCGGTGGAGGCGGTGGCGGTGGAGGTGGCGGCGTAATCATTACGCCTAACCCAACTGACCCTAACGGCGTAGCTATCACAATGCCCGGCGGTGGTACTGCCAATCCATTTAACACATTCACCGTAAACGGTGCAACCATTATTGCTAACTCAGGTACGGTCATGACTGGTCGTGCAGATGATTCACCTAATGAGGCTAACGCTAGACAACGGATTGCAGACATATTCTCAACCATTGGCACATTCGGTGCAGGCGGTTTCAACCCTGCCAATGTCACCGTAAACGTAGCAGGTAACGTTATGTCTAATGATGATCTCATTCAAGTCATTACTGAAGGCTTATATGAGGTACAAAAGCGAGGCCAGTCAATCACGCTGAACGCGGTGGCTTTGTAATGCCAGCACCTACGCTGCGTGTGTTTGTAGACTTTGACAGTAACACAGCTTTTGAAACCAACCCACTTATCTTAGATTCAGCCACTAGCGGCATACTAGGAACCAATAAACTAGGCTCAGGCACGTTGCCTATCGAGATTACTAACCTAGTCACACGCACAAACATTAGACGTGGACGCTCACGCATTACTAGCAAGTTTGAAGCTGGCACAGCGGATGTGACCTTGTATGACCAAAACGGTGACTGGAATCCCATGAACCCGGCAGGGGCTTATTACCCTAACCTTGTTCCCCTACGCCAGATTATTATTTATGCGACCTATCTAGGCGTGGACTATTTCCTATTCAGCGGCTTTATTACCAATTACGACACAGGCTTCAGACAAGGTAACGAGGATGTTTCGACCGTAACCTTGCGCTGCGTA